AGCGATCACGTCCTGGAAGGTTCGGATGCCAGCGAAGTACCGGCGCGCGATCGCCAAATACGCCTGGGTGTACGCCCCGAATGGCCACGCGAAGAAGTCGGCACCCCGGAACCAACCCTGCTGGAGCATCCAGCCCTTCATCCTCATGCACTCCGCCTCGAAGGCGGTCGCAGAGAGGGTCGTCAGGCCAGCGTTGTGGTTGGCGATGGTGTCGGCGTGACAGGCCATGTCCCAGTTGTGCTCGTAGTAGAGGCGGTTGACGTCCGGGTACGCTAGGTACTGGCTTGAGCCACCCTCCGACGCAGCGACGGCGTCGCGGATCAGGTGGCATGTGCCCCGGAACCCGTACACGTCCATCGCCTCTGCTGCCTGGAGGTTGTTGAGATAGCCGTCATCGAACATGATGCACACAAGACCAGAGGCCGGATTGGGGACCAGCTCGACCGACTGGATCCACACGTTGATCGGCGTACCAGTGTTGTTGTCGATGACGGTGAACTGCAAGGTGTTAAAGGCGGTCGTGACCGGTGAGCCTGTAGTGCCAGCACTCGTCCCCGTGAGGCCGTTCAGATCATTCAGGGCGATGTGGATGGTCGTCGGCTGCATCGGCTTCTGCCAACCACTCGACTGGGTAGCGATAACTGCTCCGGAGTAGTAGTTGTTGCCGAAGCCAGCGGACGACCCGATGGACACCTGGAGACCTGCATTCCCCATGAGTGACGGCTGATCCACGAAGTACTTGACCCGCAGCATCTGAGTAGTGAGGTCGAACGGCGTCAGCGAGGTGCAGACGAACCTGCACGCTCCGCCCGCTCCGTCAGTCGTGAGCTTCGCGGCCGACGGGTACTGGGCGTAGGTAGTCGAGTCGAGAACTGCGGCTCCGGTGCCGGAGTGAGTCCACGCACCGAGCCCCTGGCCGAACTCGGCGACGATGCCGGAGCGGTGAAGCGGCGGCGGCTGAAGCGTCGGGACGTACAGGCCGTGCGCGGCAACGCCCCCGAAGGTGGCAGTTGGGACTGTGCTCGGCGCCAACACCAGGTCATCGGCGACGGGGTTGCGCGTGGCGTAGGGGTCACCCGGAGCGTAAGCGCCGAGCGCAGTCCACAAACCACCGATCACCTTGAAGGTGATAGCGGTCCCGATGGCATCGAATATGAACACCGAGACAGGGCCAGCAGGCCCGACGATGTTCGATGCGTCAGCGGTCGTGACGGTGACTTCGCCGCCGCCGAGGCCCGTGACTTGGGACGCAAGTGGGTACGCGTAGTTCGGTGTCGCTGATGTAATGGGGATAGACGAGGCGTGCGCCGCCGCGCCCGTAGTGACGAACGTCTGAGACTGACCACCAAAGTTGAGCGTGAGCGGTCCTGGGCCGAACGCGGCCGACACGCCGAGCACCGGCAGCGAAGTGATCGGGCTACCAGTCGTGAGAGCCGTCGACAACGCTCCGTAGGAGGAGTTCGTGCCAGTCCCGGCCACCGCCGCTACGACGATGTCACTGGTCCCGGCCCCCGCGACGGCCGGGAGGACTACGGCCTGCGTGGTGCCGAGGGTGATCCCAACACGATCGCCGAGCACGGCGTCGTATGAAGCGGTTGCCGGAGCTACGTCTTGGGTTGTAAAGCCGGGACCAGTCGCTCCCGTGGCCCCGGTAGGTCCGACGCTGCCTGTCGCGCCTGTAGGCCCGATTCCTCCGGTAGCGCCGGTTGGTCCGGTAGGCCCGACCCCTCCGGTCGGTCCAGTCGCCCCCACCCCAGTCGCACCCGTGGGTCCCGTTGCCCCAGTCGGTCCAGCTCCCAGATCCAGCGACGTCGGTGTAACGACCCCGCCGATGACCATCGGGTTCGCCCTGATGGCCTGGATGAACGCAGCCTGCGCGGCAGTATCAGCACCAGACGAGGAGATCGTGAAGTCGTCGGCTCCCACCACCCGGTCGTAGTAGTCGACCAGGATGCAGCGCGGCATCTTGTCGCGGACCATCGCGAACAGGTTGGCGAACCACTGAGCCTTGCCACCAGAAGCGGCTAGTCGCGAGTCCTCAGCGACACCCACCTCGCCAATCCCGAATGGCTTGGCCGAGAGCGCCATCAGTTCGGTGTAGTTCGCGAGGAACAGATCCGTGGGCTGGAGGACCGTCGGGTTCTCCGTCGTCATGTAGCCGTCGAGGCCGACGATGTCCACGTAAGCATCGCCTGGGTAGAACGGCGTCGGGTCGACGGTCCCAGCGCCCTGAGCGGGTCCCCAAATGTTGGGACTCCACATGAACTGCGCGTTGGCGGCGCCGTTGGCCCGCAGCTTGTTGACGACGTACTGCCAGCCCGCCACGAACTCTGCGGCCGTCTCCTTCGTATTGCCGTAGCTGTCCCAGGTGCCGTTGAACTCGAACGCCAGACGAATGATGACCGGTCTGTCGATGGCTGCGATCAACTCGGCAGAGGAGACCAGGTATGCATCCTCGCTGCCCGAGGTGAAGCTGTAGAGCGTTCCGGTCGGCGCCCACGAGATGTACATGATGGCGTTGAGCGCCGTCGCCCACGTCGGGTAGGAGGTGTAGAAGATCGGCTCGCGGACCATCGACTGGTAGAAGTTGAGAAGGTCCAGGCTGCGAGGACTTAGCTGTGTGTTGATCGTCTCGAAGTCCGCTTCTGCCGGTGTCTCACCACCGGGGCTGGCGAGGAGGACCTTCGCTCGGGTGGACTGAGCGAGGATGGGGGCGCCCCCGATGTTCGCCAGCGCGGTCGGTTCGCTCTCAACGTCCGAGAGGTTGGCGTTCTTCAGCAGCGCTACGGCATCGCTGCCCGAGCCGGTGAAGTACGCGAGGCCCGTCCATGCTGTGACCCCGTCGCCAACCTTCAGCTTGTCCGTGTCCGTCTCGTAGCCAGCCTCGCCCTGTGCGAGTGTCGGGTTGGTCGCCGTCCAGTTGGCCGCTGTGTCGCGCCGGAGTTGAAGTTGGACTGCCATCAGGCGTTGCCTCCATCGATGAGCTGGGTGGGCAGGAACACGGTGGAAGCCGAGCCTCCATCGATTAGCTGGGCAGCGAGCCCAGCCGGTCCGACCACTTGCATGACGGTGGCCGGAGGACTGACGATCCGGGGCGAGCCGGGACCCACTGCGATCGTGAGGTCGTACGTCGCCGACACGAGCTGAGGCGTACCGGCGCCTACCGCGATCGTGACCGCGTATGTCGCCATCAGGGGACCGTTACGTTCTGCTCGATCGAGACCTTGCCCCGGAGCATCGTCGTGATGCCACCGGAGGCCGACCGCTTCATGTCGAACCAGGCTTCGGTCACGAGCGGCGAGGCTGTGAGCAGCGCCGTCGTCTGGGTAGGCGTGAGTGAGATCGTGACGACTCCACCAGCGGCGTTCGACATGTCGATGGCGAACGTCTCAAGCATCGTGCCCCCAGGCTGGTCGCGGAGCTGAGCCGTCCAGACGTAGCCAGACTGGTCCTGTGGGGTGCCGGTCGAGTCGACGACGGATAGCGCGAGCGAGAATGTGTCGCCCGTGTAGAGCGTGACGTCCTGCTCAGGGACGGGAACATTCGTCACGTCTTCTCCGATCGTTGCGGCAGCCACCAGTGTTCACGCTTCGGCTCGTACACGGCCTGGCAGCCGATGCACTTACGCCAGGAGCAGCGGGGGTTGTTCGGGCAGTGAGGGACAAGCCTGGTGTTACAGCGCTTGCAGATGGCAGCGGGAGGCATGGTCAGGGCTGCGTCGCGACGATCTGCCGCACGGTCTCGGCAACCCGGTCGTGGTGCTCGTCGAGCTGCTCACCGATCGCCTTGCGGTGCTTTGCCATCTCCGCCGCGTGCCACTTCTTCACCCGCGGGCCGAGCAGCTTCTGCCAGACGACCACGCCGACGAGAATCTCGACCAGGGATTCAGGTCCGTTGCCCGTGATCGATGGCCAGAAGTAGTTGAACCAGAGGCTATGGAGGATCACGTCTTGGCCCCGATCGCCTGCTCGAGAGCCGTCAGCCTTGCCTCGATATTGAGGTGGCTCTGATCTTTCACAAAGCGCTCGCCGATCCACACGCCGGAGAAGGTCCCGGCGATGTTCGCCACGGTCATCGCCAGCACCACGATGATCTTGCGGTCGAGGTCGTGACTTTGGAGCGCCGTCACTGAGACGGTCGTCGTCGTGATGACGGCCAGCCACGCGGCGGCGTCGAGCAGCCCGGCAGCGATGCGGTGGCCCCTGGCTTCTGCGATGACGAGGCAGGTCGAGAGGACGTCTTGTATCACCATTGCCGCTGCTGCGAGGAGGACGAGGATCAATGGACTGCTCCGATCACGATGGCGCCTAGCGGTGGACCAGGGTGAGGACCGATGCGACAAGGGAGGCAGACACGCCTAGCGCGCCGAATGACACGGCAACCGTCTGTCGCCTGGTCAGCCTGCGGTCGTCGCTCTGCACCCGGTCTGCGGTCGCCACGGCGCGCGACACGACCCCTGCCTGGCGCATCTCGGAGAGCTGCGACTCGTGCGAATCGAGACGCCCCTCGAGCCGTGCTAGATCGGCCTTGTCGGCCTTGTGGGTGAGCTGGCTGAGGATGTCGCGATGCATCCCGTTGACGGCGTGCTCGACCCGGAGCAGGCCGCGGGCGACCTCTCCGATGGTGACGGGTGCCCCGGCATCAGTCACCGGTCAGGAACGCTTGGGGAACAGCTTGGCCCAGCACTCCGGGCCGAAGCGCGACCCGTCGTCGCCGGCGATCCCGTGGCCCTGACAGAACCGGAGCACGGTCTCAACCGTGGCCGCGTCGTAGATGCCGTTCTCCTTGAAGTCGAGGACGTCGGCGCCCCAACCGATCGACCGGAGGGCACCTTGCAGCGACTTCACCTCCGGCCCGCTCTGGCCCTTCACGTAAGTCGGCATGTCGTCTCCTTCTGTCGGTGCCCCGACGATCTCTTTCGCCCGGGCGATGATCTCGGACCGCTGGTCGATGACGGGCTGTCCGGGGCAGTCGAGGTGATCCCCCCACGCCGCGCCGCCCATCCCGTGCCAGCCGACTCCGCCGACGTTCACGTCGTCGGTCGACTGAAGTGGCACGCCGTAGTTCGTGTGCAGCCATGCGAGCACCTGCGCGCACGACTCGATCTGAGATGGCAGCAGGTGGTCGCCGGAGAGTCCCGAGTTCTCGATCGAGACCCACCTGTTGTTGCCGGCGACCTCAGCCCATGCGCCTTGGTCGACAGGGACCCACTGGTAGAGCTCGCCCGAGTTCGTCCCGGTGCCGAAGTGGGCGCTGACCTGAGAGGCCGGATCGTGGAACCACGCGTCACAACCGGCGATCGTGTCGACGGCATGCCCGGGGGTGAGCGTCCCGTTGTCGCTTGATTGCATGATGTGGAGCACGAGGCCGAGGATCGGCGTCTCCATGCTGCCCGGCCCGTAGCAACCGGGCACTGGGCCGTGGTAAGCAGCCTTGGGGAACAAGCCAGTGGTCATGGGGTCCTCCGTCTCACTTGGTCGGTGCCACGGGTATGGCGTCGTGCTCGTGCGGCAGGTCGCCCCCGACGTGATCGTGGCCGTAGGCGGTGCGCTTGTCGATGTGGTGAAGGTGCCAGGTCACTCGAACGACGCCGGGACCGGTTCGAGCAAGAGCGCCCAGGCGTGGCGGACGAGTTCGATCCGGCGCTCCATCGCGGAGGCCGCTTGCTTCGAGATGTGTGGTCGACGGTGTTCGAGATCCTCGGCGAGCTTGCGATATGCCTCTGCCAGTTCAGGGATGCCAGGCGACTCGTCCGAGCAGTAACGAACGAACGTATACGTGTGGATGAGCCCCATTACACCTGCCTCCAAACGTGGCCCTCATCGAGGAAGCCGTGGAAGTATTCGCCTTCGGGGTCGCCGCGACCGCAGGCAATCGAGGCCCTGATCTCGATTGAACCATCGGCGCACTCCCGGAACGTCCACGGTGGCTCGGACACGCCGTGAAGGCCAGAGCCACGAGTCGGCCGGTCGAACAGGTCCTTGCCCTCATGGATCGGGAGCAGGAACCAGACCTCGCGCTGCGACTTGCCATCAACCAGCACCGAACCGAGGCTGTAGTCACCAGCCCGTTCGAGGTCGTCCATCGTGGCGACGCGGCGACCGATCACGATGCCTCTGCCATAAGAACCCGGTCGACGTAAGTGAGCAGCTCAGGCCAGCTAAGCGCCTTCAGACGGGCAGCCAGCTCCGGGTTGCCGGGATTGATCCCCGCCCGTATGCCGATCTGGCCTAGGTCGTGACCCTGCTTCCACTTGCTCACCTGCTGGGGCCAGCACCCGTACTTCTCAGCAGCAGCCCGTTGGCCGTGCTCAGCCGCGTAGGCGACGATCGCTTCCTTCTCGTCGCGGGACCGGGTGACTTGAGTCATGCGTGGCTCGCGGCAAGCTGCCCGATCTCAGCCGGGGTCACCTCGAACGGGTCCGCGGGCATGACGCCGCCGCCGTGCTCGAGCGAACGGGCCACGAGCGCGGAGCAGATGAGCGTGCCATCGCGGCCCAGGGCCTCGCCACGGTGGGAACGCAGGTCGATGAAACGGGGCAGGAGCAGATTGACGAAGATGCTGGCGATCGTGAGGAAGTCGTACCGGTCGCCGACTTGGTGCTCTGCGTAGGCGAGCACTCGATCGACGTCGATTTCGAGGGCGTCGATCGAGGGGAAGCGCGCGAGCTCCACGATCACGTAGGAGCCACCGGGGGCGATGTCCGACAGATACGAGCGTTCGACCCCGTGCGCCTCGGCTTGGATGACCTCGGGGTCGTTACCGACCCCTACGAGCAGGGCCGCGTGGTTGTACGTGCAGTACGCGGCCGGCGTCCTGATCCGCTGGGCGATCCGGATCGCGCGGCCGACGAAACCGGCGGAGTGACAGAGGACGACATCGCCCGGGTGTGCCTCGGCGAGGGTGATCGTCGGGACTGGCGGGTGCGGGGTCGGGTCGCTGAGGAAGGTCATGGATACCTCCGACGTGCGCTCGGGTGTGAAGGGGCGTACAGTGCTCGGACATGCAAGTGCCCGGGCGACGCGTGAACGTCCCCAGGCGTGGCCAGACCCCAAGGAGGTCCGACATGACCAAGGTAGCTCGCTCAGCGTTCGTAGGTGCCGTGCTGGCGATGTCGGCGGTGATCGCTGCGCCGAGTGCGGGTGCCACCGTCTCCGGCACGCCCCGCCATGCGATCGAGCGCAAGTGCCCTTCGGTCTGGCAGACGCCGCCGAAGCCAGGTTGCCCGTTCATCCCCTATCGGAGGATGCACTAGGCGTAGATGAAGGTCACGTCGAACCAGTTGTTCTGCGAGGTCGCGCCGACGAAGGTAACGGAGTACGCCCCGCCGTTGCTGAACGTCAGTCCGAGTACGTCCCCGATGGCACACTGAACAGCCTTCGAGACCGTCAGCGTGATGTTGCCGGAGGCGCTTCCCCCGTCGCCGTTCGCATTGGCGATCTGGGTCCCGTTCTTCGTTAGCTTCAGCTCGAATGGCCCGTCCCCTCCCGCGCCGCTGGCGAGAATGCCAACGTTGACCTGATACCACCCGGCGACCGGGATCGTGTAGGTGGCCGAGCCGGACGTGCTGACAGGCGAGCCTCCGTGCGCGATGGGGTGAGACCCGAGTGCGCCCGACATGTCATACGTCGGGCCAGGAGTGTTCGCGTTCATCTCGGCGGCGGTCAGGACCTGGCCAGCGATAAAGGTCATTCGGACCCCTTAGAAGTTGAGGCGGTTGCCGCTGTCCAGGGTCCCGAACACCGGATCGTTCAGGATGAAGAACGAGCGGGTGTCGACGGAGCCGAGGGCGAACGTGATCGTGTACGTCGAGGACGAGACGTTGAGGGCGAGGGATATCTGGTCGATGTACGAGATAGAGGTGATGGTCGCCGGTGTCCCGCTGCCTGCCGGGGTCCGCTTGACGGTCACGAGGTCGCAGAGGTCGAGGGCGAGAATCGCGGCGAGCTGCGTCGAGGTCAGGCTCTGCAGGTCGAGGGAGACGGACCCGAAGCGGACGTTGGGCGTGGAGTACCGGCCGACGGTGTAGCCGCAGAGGTCGAGCACGAGGGCGTCGGTCTCGTTCTCCAACGTCGGCAGCGGGTAGCACCGCAGGCGATATTGCGTCTGGCTCGCAAGGTCGTTCGCCGTTTGCAGGACGCCACCACTGCGCGTCCCTGTTACCTGGTTGAACAACAGGAGCGCCTGGGAGTTCTGCTCGACAACGGCGTAGCCGATAGCTCCGGCCGCTAGGTCCGCCGGGACGTCACTGAACAGGACCGAGCTAGTCAGCGTCCCGATGTAGTAGCGGTCGTGGAACTGGAGGAGCCCCTCGTTGTCGCAGAACAAGTAGCCGACCTCGGAGGCCGCGCACGTCTGGCAGTACGAGAGCGCATCCTGCTCGAGCACGTTGGACGTGCTCGCCTGCAGGAGCGACTGCCCGGTGGCCACGATGGCGCCAAGCGGGTAGGCAACCTCTGGCAGCGCGAGCACCGCGCTGATCCTCTGACCCGAATACTGCTGGGAGAACGAGCGCCCGAGAGTCGTTCCCGCGCCTATCTGACAGTTGGCGAGCAGCGACGGGCCTTCGAGGCAGGTGAGCACCGTCGTGCAGAGATTCGGGAGGCTGTAGATGTTCTGGATGTCGTTGACGATGCCCCGGAACTGAGATAGGCCATCGACGAATAGCTGAATCTCGATTCCGGGGATCACCTGGGGGTAGTGGATGGAGCTTGTGTTCGACGGGTCGAACAGCCGCTCGTTGTCGAGCAGCGTCACGGTCATCGTTCCGGCGTTGTACTGGTCCGTCTCGAGGGACCGGCCACGACTCGTCGGCACCGAACCAATGAGGTATTGCGTGACGTCCCACCAGACCGGGAGCCCGCCGACGTAGGTGAACGCAATCTTGACCTGGACCGTTGGAGCGGTCATCACTTCACCTTGATCGGGATGCCACCGTTCGCCCGGCTGTAGCGGATGAGTGCGTTCACCAGGTCATTCGGCGACTGCACGCCGGAGAGGGTCAGGTTCTCGATGTAGATGTTGCCGCCGCCGTTCGAGCTGGTCTGGCCGCCTCCGAGAACACCCTTCGCCCCCATGCCCGAGAACTGCCGCACGCTCCCGACTGACGTGAACGTCTTCGTCTGCTCGGCGTTCAGGACCATCTCGGGGCCGCTCTCGCCGATCATGGCGAACGTCGGGCGGGTGACGAGACCACCACCCGCGAGGTGGAGGAAGCCCTTGATCCCAGAGACGATGCTGCTCACCGCGCCGGCACCGGGGATGTGACTGGTGATCGCCTTCCACACGTCCGAGCCGATGTTGCCGAGAGCAGCCATGATCTTGCTGGGCAGGCCCTCGAAGAACGAGACGATGCCGGAGATGAACTTGCTCACGTCGGTCGTGCAGGTGTCCCAGATGGCCTTGATGTCGGAGACGATGGTGCTGATGCCGCTCACGATCCTGCCGGGCAGCTTGTCGAAGAACCCGACGACGCCGGTGATGAACGTGCTCACACCCGTCGTGATCGTGTCCCAGACGGCCTTGACCTTGCCAACGATGTCCTCGAAGAACCCGATGATCTGGGTGTGGAACATGAGGAACAGAGCGAGCGCCGGCATGACGGGCGCGAGGAGGATCTCCGCGAGCAGCTCCCAGTGGGACTTGATGAAGGTCACCACGTCGGAGAACGCACCCTCGATCGGCTTGAGAACACTGTTCTCGATGAAGTGCCAGACGGCGAGCGGCGCGGCCTTCATGTCTGTCCAGACGGTGCTCCAGTGCTTGACGATCCAGGCGATCCCAACCGCCAACGCGGCGACGAGGATGATGATCCCGCCCGTGGCTGCCGTCCAGAACGACGTGGCAGCGATCGTGTCGGCGACCCAGAATCCGATCATGGTGCCGACGACTGCGCCGAAGGTGACCCCCAGGGCGACCAGGACGATCTTGTGCTTGGCGATGAAGTCGAAGACTGACCCGATGACCGGCAGGAGCTTGAGGCCGAGTTCGGTTACGAAGTCCATGACAGTCGCCTTCACGAGGGCGAACTGGTGGCCGAGAGTCTGAGCCTGCTTGGCGGCCGCTGCGTGAGCGGCGCCTGCCTTCGAGACAGCCGCGGTCGCCGAGTCGTAGGCCGCGGGACCAGCCTGGACGATGGCCAGCATCTTCGAGGCAGCCGTGGCGCCGAATGCTTGCGTCACTGTCGCCAGTTGCTGGGCCTGGGTCTCGCCTGAGATCTTCTGGTGCAACTGGGCGATGACCGAGGCCATGCCGACGAACTTGTGTTGGGAGTTGTCGACGGTGATGCCGAGGTTCTGCAGCTTCTGCTGTGATGTCCCGATGGCTGTGGTGGCCGCCTCGTACGCCTTGACGGCGTTGGCCTGTGCCGGTGCCATCCCCGCGGTCGCAGCAGTGAACTGGGCTGTGGTGACCTTGCCGTTCGCGTACTGAGTGGCGAGCGTCTTCAGAGACGGCGACAGATCGTCGAAAGCGGTCTTCTGTGCCGTCGTAGCGATGTTGACGGCCGTGCTGACCTTTAGCAGGTTCGCCATCGCCGCCGAGACCGCCGAGACCGCCCCGCGCCCAGCCATGCCGTGATTGGCGAGGTCGACCAGCAGGCCACCCATCTGAGACATCGGCGGGGTTGCCGTGCCGAGCTGGGTATGCAACTTGACGAACGCGGCCGACACGCCGTCGATGCCGAGCCCGGTCTTCTGGCCGGTCACGAACAGCACGTTCGACACCGCTGCGGCCCCGGAGGCTTTCGTGCCGAAGACCTGCATGGTCTTCGCGAGCTGAGTCGTGGTGTCGCCGAGAGAGTTCCCGCTGCCCTCGGCGAGGTCCATCGACGCTTGCATGACAGTCATGGCCTGGCTGGCAGAAAGCGCGTGGCCCTCGGTCGATCCGAGCTGGGCCGCTACGCCGGTGTAGGCGGTCTGGATGGCTGCGCCCGAGTAGATCGTCGTGCCTGCGGTGTGCAGGAACGCGTTGCCGATCGACGCGGCGGCCTTGTCCGAGATCCCAGCCGACGCGGCGAGAGACGACGTGCCTGCTTGGAAGTCGCTCCCCATCTTGATCGCTGCGGCCCCGACCACGGCCGCGCCTGCCGCGACGCCGAGAAGGGCCGTGCCGCCGAGGGACGACATCCCTTTGGAGAACGACTTGCCTTTGGTGTCGGCCTCGTCGAACTTGTCGCCGGTCTTGTCGAGAGCTGTCCCGAGAGGGGCGAAGACGCTGCCTGCCGAGCCGGCGATCTTGTGGAAGATGTTGCCGATCTTCGAGCCGGCCTCGTCCATCTTCCCCGAGGACTCGTCTGCTGCTGCGTCGGCCGCGAGGGACGTCTCCTCGAAGGCGGCGACTGCGCCAGCACTTGACCCGGTGATTATGGCTTTTATCACTCGGTCGGCCACTGGCTACACCTCGTCGTCGAGAACGATGACTGCTATGGCCCTGTCGAGCGCCTCGACGGCCATCAGCTCCACCCGGTCGATGTTCGCCTCGACGGCTGGCACCAGGAACGGGTGCATCGGCTGGGGCACGACCACGCTCGTATTGCCGAACAAGGGGTGCTCGAACTGCTCGCCTTCGCCCTTGCCCTTGTTGCCCAGCTCGAACAGCCCGGCGAGCGGAGAATCGCCCGCCGTGACGGCGACCGTCAGAAGGCCAGTGATCCGCACCTTGATCGAGTCGGAGATCGTGGACGAGTACGGGCCGACGAGGAACTGAGCGTCGTGCGCGACGAGTTCACCAGCGAGACGGAACTGGGCGCGGAGTTCCTTCGCGAGGACCGGCTCGGCCTTGCGTAGCGCCTTCGCGAACCTGGAGAAGTCGCGGAGGTCGAGGCCCATCCCGCTCGTGACCGATGTCGGCTTGGCCACGAGCGCCTCCTATTTGTACAGCCTCACGGCGTGCGCCCACATGAGGTCGAAGAAGTCTTCCGGCAACTCAGGGTCTAGGAGGAACTGGGGAGGGATTCCGGTGATGACGGCGAGCTGGGCAACGTCGTCGGTGAAGTGCCCTCGCCTAAAGGGGCGTCCTCGTCCTGCACGGTCACGTCGAGGAGGTCGTTGATCCAGTCGTCAAACGGCTTGACGACTTCGCCGGCGCGCTTGGTGGCGTCCCATGCGAGCCAGTAGACCTGCTCCTCGCGCTGGGTCTCCTTCATGGTTCCGAGTCCGCACTTGAACTCGCGCTCGAAGGCGACCTTCGTCACCGGGAGGACCGAGTAGGTCTTCTCGGTCCCGTCCAGCTTGGTGACGGTGAGCTTGAGGATCTTCGCCATCAGGAGAACGCCTTGGTGATCCCGCCTGAGAACGGCCAGGAGACCGAGGAAACCTGCAGGTCGCCGACCTTGCCGGAGACCGGCTTCCAGTCGTTGATCAGGACGACGCCCGAATACGCCGGGTTCGTGGTCGACGTCGCGGCGTTCAGCTCCTTCACCGTGATCGAGGCCGTCGCACCGACGAGCGGGTAGATCGTGGCCTCGACTGACGTGGCCGCGAAGTCCTGTTGGAAGTCGATGGTGATCTTGTGGTCACCGAGACCGGCCACGCGCGACTTGGCGGTCGCTCCGAACGCGGTCGTGTCGACGTCGGCGTAAGACTCATCGATCTCGACCGATGTGACGTGGTTGGACAGGTCCACGGAATTTATAATAATTTGTGGATTGAGAAGAACGACGACGCTCATGGCTGACTTACTCCTGTTCTGTCGCGGCCACTGGGGCCTCGGTTATGCCGTCGGCCGGGACCGGCGTCGGGGTTGGTACGGGGTCGGGCGGGATGACGCCGCCCAGGTCAGGGACCACGACGGGTGGCGGGTCGGGGGCTGGCGTGAGCGGCTCGGATACAGCAGCAGGCTCAGAGACCGGGATCGGTGCAGGCTCAGGCGGTGCCAACGGCGGATCAGCGAACTGCAGGTGGCCGGACTCGATCAGCGCCTGGATGTCGGTCCCGGCCAGCTGCTCGTCGGTGAGTGTCTCACCACGCTTGGCAGGCTCGAAGTTGTCGGAGATGACGAGGTACGTGGCCATTGACGGCTCCTAAGCGTGGACTTGCACGGTGAACGGAACGAGGATGTAGACCGCGCCGCCGGTCCCGATGGCGAGATTGCGAGGCGGCCCTGCCTTCTCGACGAAGGCTGACGAGACGACGCCGCCGAGCGTGGGGTCAGCCTCGATGGCGGCTCGCAGGGAGTTCGGACCGGCTTGGCTCATGTAGCTCTCCATCGCCTGGAGAGCAGCCCGGTCGTCGCTGCGGGCGAGCACGAGGTACACGTCGAAGGCGTGGATGACATCGCCGCCCTGGAAGGCGCCGTGGAACTCGACGGTCTGGATGGCGACGAGCGCGACCGGTGGCGAGATCGAGTCCGACAGGTAGGCGGCCGTCCGCAGGCCGCTGATCTGCTTGAGGGCCGTCTCGATTGCCTCGGCGACATCCCTGACGCTCGGGGTCGTGTTCACGCTACGAGAACTGGGTCTTCGATCCAGTTGCTGAGGAGCAGCTCGGCGGTCGGGTGGAGAGCCTGCTTGAGCCGCACGATGCCGGTCTCGCCGAACGCCGTCGCACCGAACGGAACGTCCTTCGCCCTGTAGATGGCGATCGACTGGAGGATGGCGGCCTCGACGACGGTGGCCGGGATGTTCGGCCAGCCCCACTGTGCGGTCACCATCACGAGCGCCTGGGTGTAGGGCTTGGGATATGCGATTCCGCCCCACACGGGGAAATATAAGTCGCGTATGGCCCGGATCTGGGTGAAAGGCCACGGCTCGGACTGCATGAGCGCGTTGATCGGCTCGAGCTGGTAGTCGAGCGGTTCCCAGTTGAGGCCGTAGGTGCCGTCGCCGGCGTAGTCGACCTGCACGATCAGCCCGGCGAGGGTGGCCATGTCGTCGACCTCGACGAGCCACGGGTCGTTGCTGACGTACCGGCGCGGCGCGAGGCTGATCGTGAGCGCCTGGACCTCGCTGCCGAGAGCCGGTTGCGGGTCCTGGTTGACGACGTTGGCGAGGGTGAAGCTCACGCCGGGGACGACGTTCGCCACGACCGAGAGGGGCGAGACGAGTCCGTCGCCGGTCGGGTCGATGACTGAGCGGCCGACGTCGGTGGCAACGATCGCCGCGTCGAGCACGGTGTCCGAGCCTTCGACGAGCGTGCAGCCGGAGTCAGAGCGCGGCGCGGGATCCTGCCAGAAGCGCCGGTTGCACTTCGACTCGATCAGGCGCGAGGCGGCGTTGACCGCGGCGGCGATAGCGGCGTCGGAGATGGTATCGGTGATGTTCAGGGCCGCCTTCACGTCGGCGAGGGCGCAGAGGCCGTTGGTGACGGTGTTGTTCACGCTGCCTCCTCATCCTTGTGATGTGCCAGCACGCGGCGGTGGAACAGCGCCCGGTCCTCGTCGGCGAACTTGGCGCCCTTGCGGTACACCTCGTCGTCGGCGCCCTTGCCTGCGATCGGGTGCATGTGCTCGACCTGGGCGGCGTAGGCGGGTTGGAACACTCCCCGCTGCTTGGCCACGCCCACGAGCTCATCGTCGACGAACCAGTGCTTGTAGCCCTCGTGGCAGACGACGCCAGGGCCGTCCCAGGAGGCGCCCAGCTCGTCGACGTAGCTGCGGCGAACCATCGGATGAGTTGCGTGCTCGCCTCGCATAACCCGCGGGTTGGCGAGGTCGTTCGTCCCGACCACCTGAGCGCCGTAGCGGCGACCGACGTCCTGTGCGTGGTCGAGCCAGCCGGGCCGGAACCTCACGTCGTCGCCGACGAGCAGCAGCCACGGGGCGGACGTGGCCTCGTAAGCGACGTTGACCTTCTCGGCGAACGTGTGCGCGTCCGGGTTCGAGAGGACCTCACCCCCGCGGGCCAGCACCTCGGCGATCTCGTCGTCGTCGTCGTCCTCACAGACGAACCAGGCAGTCGCGAGGCCCGTCGATGCCCGCAAGCTCTCCATGAACCGCTGGACGTTCTGCGGCCGGTGGAGCACCGGGACGATGACGTCCACCTCCTCGGTCGCCGGTGGGGCGACGAAGCTCGTCCAGAAGTCGTCCTCGGCGAGCCAGAGGTGCTTGAAGTGCGTGGTCCGGATGCCGGTGTGGACGTGGCAGGGGATCCCAAGCTCACGGGTGCGGTCGAAGAACGAGACGTCCTCGCCCATGAGAGCGCCGCCGCCAGGATCGGGCAGGCGGTCGAACCATGCCTCGCCGTACTTGGCCAGCACAGACTCGATGACGGAACGGTGGATGAGCACGCACGCTCCACCGGTGGCGCCGCACTCGACGAGAGCGTTGACGGGGTAGTGCATCCGGCCCGTGAAGCGCCGGATGCCGTCGTCGTGCTCGATCCAGTCGAGGATCGTCGGCGCCGGGAAGCACCGCATCCCGTTCGAGCCGTCGGCGCCGATCTCGCGCTGGGCGAATGCGAGGCCGCCGACGATGGGCCGCTCGGCCGGGTCGGCGACCGACAGGAGCATCTCGAGCACGTACGGCTCGAAGCCCATGTCCGCGTCGAGGAAGAAGAGCCACTCGCACGGGCCCGAGAGCAGCGTCTTGCAGGCGTCGTTGCGGCCTTCGGGGATGCCCATCGACGTGCATTTGATCTCGGCCCACGTGTGGAGGCGTCGCTCTCCTGCGATGTCGTGGGCGAGCAGGCTGATGAGCGACTTGTGGAAACTGGCCGAGACCTCGTTCGGGTGCAGGTAGGCGAGGAGGACGTTCGAGCTGTCGGCTGGCGTGACAGAGGTGGTCTTGGCGGATCGCTCGCCGGACACTTGTTCAGCGACGCGTGGTACGGAGCTGGCCAGGTGCGGCTGTCGCCTGCTCGACCACTGGGCGCACGGTGCGCTTTGGGCGCGAGCACTCCTCGACGAACAGGTCCGGGTGGGCCTTCACGAGCGGGTCGTCGGCGGCCCAGGGGTCGCCTTCCTGCACGGTGAGGACTCCTGCAGGCGAGCCGATGGCCACCGTACGGGCAGCAAAGAGGACGCGAGTGTCTGACATTGGGGGCTCCTAACGGGGCGGAAGTGGGCGGTTCCTGCGGCCACCGCCACCGCCCGGAGACGGTGGCCGCAGGTCAAGAGGACACCTATCAGCTATTGGCCAAAATCCTTAGAGCGTTGTGGGTGACCACGTCAAAGCCCAAGCGGGTGTAAGCGTACCACCCGCGTTGTCCCGTTGGTCTGCCGGAGCTGGTATCGAATAGGTGCTGCACCAGCTCGACGGTCATGCCAGCACGCTGGATGATGTAGAACTGGCTGACATCACCCACGACCAGGAAGTTCTCCGCTCCTGTCGTCCCCGTGAACCCTGGGGCATAGTCGGTCAGCACGACCGGCTTGCCCATCAGGACCGAGGTGCCGTCAGCCGCAAGGTTGACGGTGAAGTCGGAGAGCGCCAGGCCGTTGCCGAAGGCACGGATGAGGGCTTCCACCTGCACGTTCATCACCCACGTCGAGCCGGGGCGGAAACGCTCAGGCATCTGCGCCCACACGTCACGGACGTCGAGGGCGCATATCTCGCCCGCCGTCGTCACCTTGGAGTGGGCCGGGCTGGTCGTGGTGTTCGCCATGGCGGTGAACAGGCCGGTCGGTTGTGACGAGCCGGAGCCCGTCATCGACTGGGCCGCGATCAGGTCCGTGTAGCCCTGGCCGAGCACCATCGCCATCTCGTCGGCGAATCCGGGGTAGTCCTGCCCGACTTCGATCGAGTAGGGAATGAACCCGGCGGCCTTGTAGACCGGGATGGATGGCTGCGACAACGCCGGCGTGCCGTCGGTGACGACGCCAGCCTCAGCGACGAAGGACCATGTTGCACCCGGGGCCGTGACACCCTTCCACGCGTCGGTCGTGATCGTCTTGATCGTCGCGAGCGAGAGGATGGGAGCTTCGAGCGCACCAGACGACAGGATGATCGTCGGGTCGATTAGGACCGGTATTCCGTAGCCGCCGGCTGAGCCGGTGCCTTCGTTCGCTGCCCGGTACTCGTTGATCGCGCGTACCTCTTCGGGCGTGAACGCCGGGTTGGTCTGCGTGATCCCCTTGACGAAGGCCGACCGGTAGCCCTCGGTCTCGGTCAGGAGCAGGAGCTTGGCGATCTCACGGCTGTCGCAGTCGCCGTTGTTGCCGCGGAGCAGCTTCTCGATCCCGTCCTGCTGGAAGGGTGCGAGGTGCTTGCCCTCGGTCTCGACGACCTTGAGCGCTGCGTCGCGCATCTCGTTCCGGCTGGCCGTGCGGAGGTTGACCGCGTTCGGGTTGACCTTGCGGCCTACCTCGAACTCCGGGGCGCCGGGCGTTAGCTCGGACTTCCGGATCTCGGCCACCTTGCGCTGGCGGGCCTCGCGCTTCTCGAGCACGTCACGGACCTCGATCGCTTCCTCACAGGCGACGTCGAGACGCGCGTCCTGCTCGGGGGTGACCGATTCCGCGTCGGTGATCGACCGCACCTCGGCTGCCATCCAGGCCATCACGGCCCGCAGTTCGTCTATGGACAGCTCGGCGAGCTTTGCCCGCAGTGCTGCCCTCTCTTCGGGAGTCATTTCGTTGTCCTCCTAGGACTCGATGTGGTGCAAAGCGTCGAGGCTCTTCGCCTTACGCGCTGCCTTGGACCGAACCGCAGGGCCGCTGGCCGCCGGTGGCTTGGGTGTCTTGCTGGTGTCAGCGAACGGCGCTGCCGGAACGCTGGCGAACATGCGCTGGACGACCTTCGGGCTCGTCCGGTCGGTGAACCGGGCAAGCGCTACCGGGTCGTGGCGCAGGCGATCTATGAAGGCGTCGGTCGTGGACCGCACGCCGGAACTAGCGCCCTCGTTGGCCGGGAACGTCACCGGACCAAGCTCGAGCACTTGAGCATTCGTGATGGTCCGAAGCGGCAGCCCTTTCGGGTTGTCGATCGTGACCTTGCCGGAACGGTCCCACTGGTCCATGCGGACGATGAAGCGGAACGATGCCCCGAGTTGGGAGCCGACCGTCTCGCCGGACATGAGCAGCCCGCGGAGCGCAGGCAGCACGAAGTTGCGGTTGTAGTCGGTGTCGAGGAGCGGGACCTCGTAGTACCCGCCGATGGCGTCCTCGCGGAGCGTCGAGAGCGGGCCCAGCGGCTTGTTGCCGAGCTGCGGATCGAAGCCGTGGTCGTAGAGCACCCGCATCGACGACTTGTCGCCCTGGATCGTCTCTGAGTAGGCACCGGGAGCGACGCGCTCAAGGAACTGGCCCTCGAACCACGAGTCGATCTCGTACCACTCGTTGAACGTGCTGAAATAGCCGAACATGAGCGAGCCGCTCTGGCCGGCGGGCGTCGACGTCGCATCGCGGAGCAGGACGCTCGGGGCGCCAGGGCTGGAATGGCGGGCACGGAGCAGGTTCTCCATCGGCGTCTTGTGGCGCTGAGGGTCCTCGATGCCAGGGTCGGGCGTGTTCGCCTCGTCGGTCGGGTCGTCCACGGTCACGACCGGCGCGCCGTTGCCGAGGAACTGGCCGCACTGGTCGCAGTAGTCGGCGTCGGAATCGTTCGAGGCGCCGCAGTATGAGCACACCGGCTCACCGTCGGCAGCGTCTCCACCACCGGGCGTGGCCGCTGCAGCCTGGGCGTTGGCGTCCACGAGTTCGAGGCCGCCGTCGGTATCGTCAGCCGCGTAACCTGCCTGGTAGAACGGGTAATCGTCAGGGTCCGCATTGGGATGGGACGCCGCGAAGTCGGCCGCCGACATCTGAGGGACACCAGCCGACTTGTCGCCCTTGCCTGCCTGGTAGTCGGCGTTGTCGGTTGCGACGGCCCGCCACATACCCTTCTTGGCTGCGGCGTTGGCCTCCGGTGCTGGCACGTACTCGGTCTGCTCAACGACCTGAATCGGGTCACCGGTGAACGTGACGACATCACTAGCGTCGATCGAGTAGTTCAGCTGCCAGTCGCCAGGCTCGTCGCCGCCGTAGCGGTGGAACACGACCCACTCGTCGCTTAAGTCCCGGACCCAGATGTCGATGTCGCCGACGCCGTCCTCAGCGTCCTTGCCGAGTTCCACGATGAGCGCCGCATAGACGAGCGATTGGATGTCGCCGAATGACGTGGAGTCGTCGACGCGCTGCTCCGCTGTCTTGGGCGGGTTGGCGCGACAGAACGCATACCAACGCTCACGCCTGGAGTTTGCCTCGACGGTCTGGAGTTCAGGGATGTCTTTCTGGTCAACGCCGCTGTCCCGGTAGTGCGCAGCGAGGTGGTTCCACACGGCCTGGCGGTCACCGGACGGGATGACCGAGTTGCCACCGTGGGCGCCGTTGAGCGCTCCCATGGTTGCCTGAAAGCCCTTCTCGTTGGCGTCGCCAGGGATCCCCTTTGCATCGACGTCGTGGTGAGGCCCCCAGCCGTCCTCCTTGTCGGTCCCGTCGGCGTCGGCGTCCGTCTCGCCCTCGTCAATCCAGGCGTACAGCTTCGGGAAGTCGCCAGCCACCTTGTCGAACGCCGTCTCGGCGGCCGGGCCGTTCCAAGAACCGGTCTTATCGATGGCGGTGTGGTGTATGGGAGCTGCTGGCATCAGTTCACCTCAACTGTTCGAGTCGTCGTCATCGGCGGGTTAAGCACCGGCCGGCGATGGCGCCGGGTTCTTGATCGTCGGGGCCGGGACGTCAGCATCGGGCGTCTCTAGGTCGTCGTCGGCAGGCAATCTCGGATCCGGCTGGGCTTCGCCACCAGGAGGCAGCGTGGGCCCGGGCTTCTGCAGCTGCACCGAGACGAGCCCGGTGTGCTTGAGAAGTGTGAAGTCGCCGGTGAGGACGGCCTGGATCACGGTGTCGGGCTCGAAGCCTGCCTGGATGTAGGTCAGGATCGTCTTCGCGTCCTCAGACTTGATCGTGGCGGCCTCGGTCTCGTCCTCCTGCAGGAACGGGACGTCACGGCCGTCGTACCAGAGGCGAGAGCCAGCGGGGACGGCGACGAGTGTCGAGAGCGCGCCTGCCGCCGTGCGCCACAGGGGCCGCATCGTGGCGTCGGAGAACCGCCGCCGGGTGGAGGCGTAGTTCCCGGCGTTGAGTGCCGAGCCCTGCATCCCCTCGGACAGCGAGAGCAACGTCGGCGGGACACCGGCAGCCGAGGCGATCCGGAGTTCGCCAGCGCCCTGCACCGCGTTGATATTGAGCTGCTGGAAGTTGGAGCCGACGACCTTCACGTCCGCACCAGCGCCGAGGTAGAGGGTCTTGAAGCCGGACTGCGGACCGGTGTGGGCCGACTCGAGCTTGTCCTTGAACTTGTCGAAGGCTTCCTGGGAAACACCCTGTTGGAACTGCACGACGAGCGATGGCGTGGCTGCGTTCTTCAAGAAGGAGTGCTTGAAGTCGGACATGTCGAGGTAGGCGATGATGTCCGGCAACAGCGAGTTCATCCACGAGATGCCACGGAACTCGAAGTCGGGGTCAGGTATCGGCCGGTAGTGGCAGACCTCTTCGGGCAGGAATGTGGAGGTGACCTGGCCCTTTAGGTTCTTCACGATGTAGCCGACAAGCAGCTTGCCGTAGCCGAGCCCGGTCTCCACGTCCTCGGCATCCACCGTGGCGATCGAGACCGACGTCGGCTTGAGCCGGATCAGCTGCTGGCCGCCTGGCGACTTCACCCAGTACGAGTTGCCGTACAGCGACGCGTCGACTTCCATGCGGGAGAGCAGGTCGCCTGTCGTCGCCATCGGCCAAGGGGTCTCGAGCAGCGTCAGGTCCTGAGTCCCGAACAACTTGCCGGGACGCCCTGCCTGCCAGCCCTGGAAGGTGAAGCGGACCTCGGAGAACACCATCAGCCGGAGAGCGATGCACGCCCACACGATCGGGTTGCGCTTGGCCTGCGAGGCGGTCATCTCTTCGATGCCGCCCGACGGCATCACATAACTTACGCCATTGAATCCAAACTGCTCTCAGGTGCGCTCGCTAGAAGAGGCGAAGGTAATCCGGGAAACTCAGAGTTCCTGAGTCAGACCGGCCTTCGCCTCTCGGTCGACGAATGAGGTTCGTCAACATGCGGGCATCACCTCCTTGGAAGTTGGGGAGGCAAGTACCTGCTCCCATGGACGACTCCGGCAGACGCCGGAGCAACTGAACCGTTAAGCGGGCGGGGCGCCGCCAAGGTGGAGAGCCGTCTCGACGTCCTGCTCGACGGTCTTCAGCTCGTCGACGACCTTCTCGCCGAAGGACTCGGACTCGGCCACGAATGCGGGCACGTCGGTTGCCGCTGCTGCGATGTCAGTGGCCGCTGCTGCGACTTCGGTGGCGCCGGGGATCGGGAGGTCCTTCACGACGGAGGCGACCTCTGTGGCCGCCGCGGCTACGTCTGGAGCGACCTTGGCAGCCTCGGCCACGTAGGCGTCGACGTCGGTCGTCAGATCGAGCTTGCCGATGCGGCCGACGAAGCTGAGGGCTGTCGCGCCGTACTTCTTGGCGACGGTCTGGAGTTCCTTGACGAACCCAGCTTCGTCGTCGGTCAATCCTGCGAGGTCAGCGGACCAGTTCATGTTATTTGATGTCCTTCTGTGAGGGCGGCGAGTCACCGCGTTCGAGTGCGATTCCGAATAGGACAAGGCCGGCGCCGAGGGTCACGATCCCGGCCCAGACGGCCAGGAAGCCGACGCCACCGGCGACAGCGAGGACGCCAAGCGCTTCGAGCAGCGAGGCGACGATGCGCGTCCAGTTCACGCGCCCAGCCAGACCGTCGAGTGATCCCCGGCCGCTTCGGGTGCAGGCTCAGGCGAGTAGTAGTAGACGGCGACCGACCGGCGAGGCTCCGGTCCAGCCCATGGTGTCGGGTGGCCGTGCCAGGAGCGGTCCGAGGTGGCGAAGATGACCGTCCGGTTCATCTGAGGGGCGACCGTGACCTCGCAGTCCTTGCCGAGCAGCAGTGCGCCGCCCCACTCAGGACGCCAGCCCTTGTTCAGGTAGACGAGGCAGTTAAGCCGCCTGTACAAGTCGCCGACTCCGCGGTTGAAGTCGACGTGCATGGCCAGGCGTCCACCGGTGACGATCTGGTGATACCCGCCGCCGGTCGTGTCGGGCGTCAGGTCGGGGATGACGAAGGCTTCCGACAGGGCCGAGCACCAGGGCCGCGAGGACAGCAGGGTTAAGAACCCCCTGGTCATCTCGCCCCACATCGACTGGTCGGACCCTTCGAGCTTGCCTTCCTCGCGTTCCCCGCCAAACCGCTTCCACGACGGGTGATCCTCGTCAGGGATCTCAGCGAGAACCGAGTCGAGTTGGCTTTGGAGCCAGAAGTCGTCGAGCACGAGGTGGGGGAACGGTTCGGTGGCCGGAACAGGGAGGACCATTGGGCGGTTGTCCTTCAGTCGGTGGCGAACCACAAGTCCGACGTGCGGCCCGAGGTGATCGCTTTGTCGTAGGCGAGCGTCAGCGCCATGAGGGGCGAGACGTCCTTGTCGGAGTTGCGCCCCCAGATCCAGGTGTCGCCGACCGAGCGCTTGCGCACTCCGGCTGCGGCTATGTCGAGATCGGGGTTGCGGCGAATCTGGATCTTGCGGTCGGCGATCGCGTCGAAGGTGTTGCCGCACGCGGCCGCCATCTCCCGGCTCGAGTAGCCATGGCAGACCACGCCCTTCGCCTCGATCTCAGGGATGAGCGAGGCCGCACCGCCGTAGGTGTCGAAGGCGACGGGCGCTTCCCACTTCTTGGCCAGCTCGGACGCCTTGGCGACGACCCAGCCGACGCCCTCGGCGAACTTGACCAGCTCGCAGCGGCCCTCGTTGTCGGCGATCGCTATGGCGGCGGCCGAACGCTCAGGGTTCACGTCGAGGCCGATGACGAGTCCCCTGTCGGGCGCCAAGGATTCGGAACACACGGCGTTCCACACCGCGGCTGGGATCACACGCTCCTCCGAGATCGTCCACTGGTTGAGGCAAGCACGGCGGAAGTCGCCCTCCGGCATGGTTAGGCGAGCATGGCGGACCGCCTCGATCGTCTGGGTGTACCCGAGGGCGGGCATGCACGACCACCAGGTCGCCTCATCATCGATGTCGGCGTCCTCGCCGGCGGACCACTCGAAATAAGCCATCCCCGACGTCACGCCTGCGTCGACTGCGGCGCGCCCGGTGTCGACCTTGCGCTTCAGGAACGCCGACTTCTCTGTGCCGGCGGTTGAGATGTTGAGGATCTGGGCACTCGGCCGGGTCAGCATCGCCGGCAACATGGCCTGCTCACGTCGGTCGTCCTCGTCGGCGAAGCTCTCGTCGATGACGCCCAGATCCAGGGTCTTGCCGTGGCCGGAATCGTCTCCTGAGTTGAGCAGGATGATGCGGGAGCCGGTCTTGAAGAGGACCGATTCGTTGCCCACTCCGCGGCTGACCCGCTTCACGCCCGCCTTCACAGGGAGGCGTGGGGGCATGGCCGGATCGATCAGGGGGGCCTGGTCATTGATCAGCTTCTCACGGGCGTCCTTGCCCGTCTGAGCCGTGTAGGCGATCCGCTGCGAGACTGACCACCCGAGCGCCCGTTGTATCTCCCACGCGAGCATCAGCGTGGTCTTGCCGTTCTGGCGTGGAACTGTGATGACGACCTCGCGATATGCGGGGATCATCGTGCCGGGGAACAGCTCAAGCCCGATATCAGCCACGAGCCGTTGCCAGGGCATGAGCGGCTGATGTATCGAATCAGCCGCTCTGGCTACCTCCGGGCCGAGCGTCTGCCGGCTGGGCGTTCTCGTCGTCGCCCACCGTGGCGGACAACGATCCGAGGAGGAGGGCAAACTCGTCAGGGCTATCCGGCTCCTTCGTGGAGGCGACGAGACGCGCTCGGGCGAGTGGATTGAGGCCGAATCGATCTTCGAGAGCACGGATCTCCGCTCGCAACGTGTCGGTGGCCCGGTAGAGAGGGTTGGGAACCGGCTGCCCGTTCGAGCCCTGTACGAGCCGATGTTTGCGGGCGAGTGCCCAGACCTCTTCAAGCTCGGAGTACAGCCCGAACAGTCGGCAGAGCGCCGGGAGGTGGACGTCCTCGACGGCATCTGACTGAGGCGACGCCCAGAAGGCGTTCCAGGCTGCCAGCGCGGTCGGGGTCAGGTCATCTGGTGCCGATTTTATGCCCATGACCAGGGGATTCACCCTTTACACCGAGAAGGGACGGGCTTATAATGAAGACATGAAGGCACTCACGATCCGCCAGCCTTGGGCCAGCCTGATCATGGATGGATCGAAGGACGTCGAGAACCGCAGCCGTCCGACGAAGTACCGGGGCATCCTCGTCATCCACGCAGGTCTCGCCGACGATCCGACCGAGCCAGCCGACGCTGACCTCCCCCGAGGAGCGATCATCGGAACGGTCCGGCTCGTCGACTGTGTGCGAGACAGTGAAAGCCCGTGGGCCAGGGCCGATCAGTGGCATTGGATACTGGCCGACCCCCGCCCGTGCCGGCCGCGCCCCGCTAAAGGCCAGCTCGGCTTGTGGTCGCTCAGCCCGAGAGACTGGGCGTGGGTTCGGCGCACCCGGATCTCGCGACGGGTCACCGCCTGACCTTGTGGCCTCTTGGGCGCATCCGCCGGCCATCGGTCCTCGTGGGCACCGCCAACAGCAGGTCCCGGTCCTGGCCGATGGTCTTGGGGCCGACATACTCGAAACTCGCCGTGTATCTATGGGTCGATTGAGCGATAGTCGCCGCGCCTTGGCCTGAGGGTCGGACCATCGAGGGCTTCCGGGCCATCAGCCAGAGGGGCGACCGCGCCCGGTGCTTGATCATGGACGGGCTCGACGTGACGCTCCGGTAGCGGAAGCCGTGGCCCTTGTACAGCGAGGCGACATACTCCGAGAGACGGTTGCCGAGGCCGACACCTTGGAAGTCAGGCAGCACCACCGTGCGATGTTCCCGCCAGATCAGCCCGTGGTTGTTTATGGGGAATGGGATGGCCGATGCGAACCCCGCTGGGGCGCCCTCGACCCTGGCCAGGTAGCAATGGGCCGACTTGACCAGCTTCCCGGTCAGATAGTGATGGCGACGGAAGGTCTCCCACTCGCCGGGGTCGCATCGTTCGATCGTGACCGGGATCTTGGGACGGGGTTGAAGGGACCTCCAAGTGAACTGACCTGGGCCGCAGTCGTAAACCCAGTCGGGCTGTAACCAGTCGAGGATGTCGGAGTGACACGAGGCGACGATGAGTTGCCGCTCGGAACGGCGGATGTACTTCGCAACGGCGGCGGATGCCACCTTGGCCACCCGGCGATCGACGAGGGACGTGAACTCGTCCACGACCATCGAGCCGTCGCTCTCCAACAGGCGCCGGGCAAGCTCGGCACGGAACTGCTCGCCGTTGGAGAGGACTGAGAACGGCCGCAGCCATGACGGCGGCGAGGAGAACCCGACGGCGGAGAGTGCCGAGGTGACCTCTTGCGCCCCGAACGCCGGATCGAAGGCGTCAACCACGGCCCGGTCAGAGGGCCACTCGAGCGGCGCGGGGGAGGCGAACATCTCAGCGAGGATGGTGGACTTGCCTGAGCCGGACGGGCCGACGATGGCCCCGATGAGCCAGGGGCGCTCGTCAAAGGGCAGATCCACGTCCCAGGCGAGCTCTGACGCCTTCGCAGCGGGGATATCGAAGATTCCCTCGACCTGGACGACCCGAGGCGACCTGACGATCTCAGAGCGTCTCAGGATGTGAGTGCGCGGCACTCCAGACCCTCCCCTGTGAACCGGCGCAGGAGCACCAGCTGTTCGGACTCGTCATGGCAGGTCACCACGACAGCCCAATTCGATTGCAGGTCTGCCGACTGGTCCGGGGCGTCTTGGTCGGCGCCCATCAGCTTGGCAATGGCATCCTGGTCGAACCCGGTGGCTTCGAGGAGTGCGGCATCGTCGATCCCGGCGAGCATTGCGGCCAGGGCGTCGTCGTCGTAGTCCCCGAGGTCGGCCGTCCGGTTGTCGGCGAGGGCGAAGGCGCTAGCGGTCATGTCGTCGTCGTCGACCCAGACCACGGCGATGTTCTTCCAACCCAGTTGCTTGGCCGCTTCGAGCTGGTGGTTGCCGGCGATGACGATTCCAGAGTCACCCTGGCGCCGGGCGACGATCGGCTTGCGTTGGCCGAATGCCGCATAGCTGCGAGCCACCGCCGCGATGTCGCCTCGACGTGGATTGCCTGGTAGCGGCATCAGCATGTCGACGGCGAAGGCGAGCGAACGGAGTTCTTCGTGGATGCCGTCGGGAGCGGCAGGGCGACTAGGCAACTAGACCCCCTTTCCTACAAATGGTCAAATGCGATGAGAAGATATAAAACGAC